TGACTCTTAATCAGGGTGTCCAGGGTTCGAGTCCCTGATGGTGTACCAACTGAAAACCGCTTATCCGTAGGGATTAAGCGGTTTTTCTTTTGCAATTTTATTAGCTTAAAAATGCCTAAAAATGCTTCAAAAGTTGTGAAAAAGTTGTGAAAAAGTTGTGAAAAAAATGAGCTTTATTTTATTTCTTTAAGCTCAATAACAGTTGAATCTTTATATAATTTATTAAGTTTTTGAGCTGTCTTTTGTTTTCTGCTTTCTTGAATATGTGTATATACTTCCCTCATGATAATTACATCATGCCCCATGAGTTCAGCTGCTGATTTTTCGTCTATACCTGCATCATATAGTCCAGTGCAATAAGTATGCCGTAATAATCTGAAAGTAAGATTAAATCTATGTTCTTGCATATCAGGATGATTGTCAAACCATTTATTTATTTTATTGTTAGCTTTTCTAATAATTCTTTTAATTTCCGTTAATCCCATTGGGCCACCGGCATGTCCCGGAAATACATATAAGCTTTTTTTAACTGTTTTTTGATAATTTTTTAAATAATTATATAGTTCATCTGGTATTGGAATGTTACGAATGCCTTTTTTTGTTTTCGGACTTTTCTGTTTTGGTTTGGAATTTTTAAATTCAGTTGCTTTTGTCACTTTAATAATTTGGTTTTCAAAATCTATATCTTTCCACAAAAGAGCTAATGTTTCGCCCATTCTCATTCCGGTATATAGTATGGTAAAGACAATAGGGAAAGACCGGTGATCTTTTAAAATATGTAATAATAATTCTCTTTGGATAGGTGTTAAACACTCTCTTTTTGGTTCGTCTGGAGCAATAACTTTGCAACTACTAACTGGATTAAATGTAATGAGTCTGTCTGCTATTGCTTGTTTAAAGATTTGATTTAATGTGATTCTCACTTTATGTGCTAGACTTTTGGAACTGGTTATATTATTTAAAAGTTTTTGAACTTGTGTGGCCGTTATTTCTTTAATTCTTTTAGTTCCTAGTGCAGGGTTTATGTGATTATTAATACAGTTTCTATACATTTCTTGGGTTTTTAATGCGCCTTTACCTTTCTTATAGGTGTTATACCAAAGGATCATATAATCTTCTAAAATAGGATTATCGTTAACATTATATCCTTGATGGTATTGATACTTCATCTCAATATATTTGGTTTCAACTTCTTCAGGTGTGGATCCATAGATAAAATGCTTTTTTCCGTTGATGGTTAAGGTTGTATAGTAATTACCCCTTTTGTGTTGTCTAATTTTCATTTGTAATCACTCCTTTCTAATAATAAATATCAATAATCATTCCGTAGTTTAAAGTTTTTGTTTTTAATTTTGATTATACAGGATGGCATCTTATCCTAATAAGTCAATGAACTCATCTTCAAAAATAATTTTTATGTTATATCCTTTTGCTTTTAACTCATATGCTTTTTTCTGTTTTGTACTCATTCCTTCTTCACCAACAATAGATTTATCCTGTATACCAACTATAAGGCAATCTGTCTTAGAAGAAACAGAGCTTTTTATTATGCCACCACGGTCTACAACTTTTTGCATAGCTTCTCTACGGTCTAACGTTTTAAGTTCACCGGTAAAAACAACATTTTTATTATAGAAGAAGTTAGATCTATCAAAATTGTTGCTTGAGGGTCTAATTTCTGAGATGAGTACTTTTTTAAAATCTTTTCTTCGACTTTTTTGGAAAGATTTTTGAGGTTTTACATTAGAGAAGGAATATAGCGTAATATAATTATTAAAATCTGTTTGTTTTAAGTTTCCTTTTTTTATTTCATCAAGAAGAGCTATAACTAATTTTGCACATGTTATTGCATCACATAAAGCATTATGATGATTTGGTAGTTGGATATTAAAATACTCAGCTTTATCTTTTAATGAGTTTCCAACACAATTGTCAAAATGTATAGCGTTGCATAATTGCATACTACATAGATAAGTAAAATTTGGCATATCGATTTCATATTCTAATAAACAAGTTTTTAATATTGTCATATCAAATATTGCATTATGTGCGACAATTATATTATTATAAAAATAATGTTTGATTTTTCCCCAAACTTCATAAAAAAATGGTGCGTCCTTAACATCTTCAGGAGTTATACCATTAATTTCAATATTTTTATTATTAAATTGTAATGATGGTGGACGAATTAAAAAGTATTCCGTCTTTTCAATTTTGCCATTTGATACTGCTGCAATGCCGATAGAACATGCACTGTTAAAATTTGAATTAGCTGTTTCAAAATCTATAGCAACGAAATCAAACAACATTATTTGATACCACCTTTTCGTGGTTCGCATTTTTCCCATAAAAGATTTTTCCATTAATAAGATTTTGTCTGTAAATGCAACCTTTTGATAATGGGTTGTCTTCTATTATACATTTTCTTTTATCTGAACATTCAACATATCGATGACAACATCCGAATAATTCTCCAGATGATTTTGCATAACAATAGTCATATATCTCTAAAATAGGTTGGGATAATTGCAATACATCCATTTCATTTTCTAAATCAATCCTACTCCAACCATCCTTACCGACTACAAAATTGATATTATTACATAGTTTAAGAGTGTAATTTAAGTAATTTTTTATTGATATAAATTTTGTTTTTTTCCCATTTTTAATTCTCATACATGGAATATTATAAAATAATACACTTAAATATGTTTTTGTTTGATTATATGATATTTTAGATGTATCCCTTTCGGAAGTATTTAATATTTGAATCAATATTTTTGCTATTTTAAGCTCTTGATCATTGATGTTCTCATAAGTTGTCATTTATACACTCTCCTTGCAACTTGTATATCATGTTTAAATGATATAAAGGATATATTATTATACCGGTCTGCGTTTTAATGAACGAATCTCTACTTCATGTTGTCCATACATCTCAGCTAAAGAGTTGTTTATGTTGCTCATTTCTTCAAGTTTTGTTCTAATTTCAAGATGATTATTAGCATTTCTTCCGTCCATATCATCAAGACGGTCATTAATGTTGTTTATAGCAACTTTTAATTCATTTTGTCCTTTTTCTAAATTTGTAACTTTTTCTTTAACCTCTTTCAATTCACTTTTGATTCCTTTAACTTCGGTTAAAATTTCCTTTAACATTTTTTCCATTTCAATCATCCTTTCGTTTTATTTTATATTTTATTCTGTTTTCTAATACTGCAACAGACGAATTACTGCTAAAGTCGTCTTCTTCAATATGAGCCATTTCGTGTTGATACGCTTCTCTTTGCATTTCATAACTTAAGTTTTTATTGATGTAAATATTGTAATTCCCATCACTATCCGGAACAGTCATGCCTCTGACTGTTGATGGTAGTTTAATGAGTCTTACAATCTTATCCATGGTGTCTTAATCCCCCTTAAGCGCCTCAATAATTTTAACAGCTTTTTCAATATCTTCTTTGGTAGCTTTTTTAGATACACTAAATAACATTTTCATTTCAGGACGTTTGTGTAAACTTTCTAATATCTCGTTTACTTCATCGTCTGATGTTGGGGTTATTGGTTCTCGAATATCTGTTCTGCAGAGAAGATAGTCGGTTGACACATTGAAAATTTCTGCGATTTTTGAAAGCATTTCATAATCAGGTTCTCGCTTTCCTAATTCATATTTCCCATATGTGGATGGGTCAATATTAAGGATATTTGCTACTTCTTTTTTTGTATAACCTGCTTCTTCCCTTAATCTTGCAAGTCTTTCATTTAGCATTTTCATCACTCCTAACTACTATAATAATAGACAAATTGTCTATAGTAAATATATCGAGCCAAAATGTCCATTTATTTATAAAAAACTATTGACAAATAGACGATATGTCTATATAATTAAAAATGTAGACAGTTCGTCTATTGAAAGGAGTGATAATATTGAGATTTTGGCTAAGGGATTTAAGATTAAACAATCAGATGTCACAAAAAGATGTGGCCAATTTGGCTAGTGTAGACGTTACTACAATAAACAAAATCGAATTAGGAGAACGTAGGCCATCTCCTGAAACAGCCAAAAAAATAGCCGCAGTACTGGGCTTTGACTGGGTAAAGTTTTTTGAAGATGAGAACGAGTTAACCAAAACAGGTACAGATGGAGAGATTTAATTAATAAAGAAGAAGGGGGTTAAAAAATGCAAGATAAATTAGTCATTCATGTACAGAAAGAGCAGACGGGTTTACCTCCACACAAAATAGTTTCTCTCATATTAGATTTTGCTTTAGAACGAATTGAAATAGTTGAAAAAAGTTAAAAGGAGGGATGTTCCGGTGACAACGCATGAATATTTATTAAACAAATACGGCCCAACGCTGACATTTCAACAGGCAGCGGAAATATTAAGATTACACTGGCAAACTGTGCGTGAAATGTGTTTACGCGGAGAAATTAAAGCACCCAAGGCTGGTCGTAAATGGGTGCTAACCACAAAAGCTATTGCAGATTATCTTGACAATGTAAACGAACCTGAAGATATAGTGCAGGTGCAGTTGCCAAAGGGCAAA